AGGGCTCAGTCCGTGAAGAGATGGACCGCATGGAGTCCAACCCCGAGCTGGTCGAGGCCATCCGTGATGGCGAGTTTGAGACGACCCGCGACGGCATCGATGTGGAGAGCCCCGACGTGGTGACGGTGCTGGGCCAGCTCGCGCTTGACCTGGACCCGAAGCGCCTCACCGGGCTGCTCTACCTCGCCAGCCTGGCCGATGACCGGACGCTGCTCCTGGCCCCGGCCAAGAAGCGGAAAGCCAAGACCAAGAAGTCCACCGCCCCCGGCGAATCCGTGACCGATGAGATTGACCCCGAAGACGCGGTGGAGAACATCGCGCGGACGACGGCCCTAGCAGCTGGCGACAGAGCGAAGGCTGCGACCGTGACCTCGATCCAGTCCGCCAGCATCGGCGGCGTCCTGGAGGCTGCGGCGATTGAGGCGGCGGTGCTTGACACTCTGGCCAAGCTGTCCGTGGGGCCCGACCTCGTGGCCGCTCAGCGGGATACCAATACGATCTTCGGGCTCGGCCGGATGCAAGAGGCCAGGGCCGAGGGTGCCGAAGAGGGGATCCGCTCCGCCATGCTGGAGTCCTCAACCTGCGACGTGTGCCTCAGCAAGGACGGCGCCCGGTTCGGGATGGAAGAGCTGGACGAATACGCCACGCCTGACCCCGACTGCTTGGGCGGCGACCAATGCAACTGTATTGTAATTTTCATAAAAACTCAATGATTCTAAACACTTAGGAGCAATATGCCCTTCCCCAACGAGCACGCCGCACGCCAACTTGACCCCGCCGACTTCGATAAGTTCCGACGCGGGAGGCTGGAGGGTGCCCCGGTCGCGATCTTTGCGATCTACGGGATCAAGCCGGACGGCTCCAGCGTCTTGCAGTCAGTCCGTGCCGCCGCCGACAAGATGAGCGTGGGCGCGTTCCGTGAGTGGCTGGAGGGCCACGGCCTCAAGTCCGCCATCGAGGAGGCCACGGGCCCCGAAGAGATGCAGGACGACGACGACGATGAGGCCGAAGAGAAGAAGAAGGCTGAGGCCAAGGCCGAGGCCAAGGCTGAGGCCAAGGCCAAGGCTGAGGCCAAGCGGCTCAAGCGTCAGATCGGCGGTGGTGCTGGCGGCGGAGGTCGGCGCTATTATGCTGACCCGATGTGGGGCGCACCCTACACCCTGACGCTGGCCGAGGGCGCGCAGAGCTGGGTTGAGATTGTCCGCTCGGGACGCTTCTTCTCATCCTCTGGCGGGCGTGAGGTCACGCTGACCGAGGACGACATCCTCTCGATGGCCTCGACCTATGCCCAGGTCCAGAGCGAAGGTTGGTTCTGTGAGGACGGTGCCCCCGTGGGATACAACCACGCCAGCGCCCACGGACAGCTTGACCCCGAGAGCACCAAGGCCGCCGCCAGGGTGTCCCAGGTCGAGGTCCGCACCAACGACCACGGCGGGGTCAGCCTCTGGGGGCTGTTCTCCTGGACCGATGACGGCGCCGCGCGGGTCGATGCTGGCGAGTTCGCCTCAGTTAGCGCGGAGCTGGTGCCGCCGGGGGCAGCCACGAGCAAGACGACCGGCCAGCCGATGGGCGGGTGGTGTCTCGTCGGGGCGACTCTGACGAATTCTCCGTTCATTCCTGGTATGCAATCACCGCAAGTGTCTGGTACGCTCGCCGCAAGTGAATCACAACAGAGTCGGATCTTCCTGTCGGAGGCTCCCACACCGGAGAAAACCAAGATGTCTGACTTGATTGTCAAGCTGGCCGAGGCCACCGGACTCCCGACCGAGGCGCCTGAGCTTCTGGCCGAGGTCCGCCGTTTACAGGATGAGGCCGCCAAGGCTGTCGTCCTGGCCGACGCGCTGGAAACAGCAACCCAGGAGGTCGAGAGCCTCCGCACCCGTGCCGAAGTCCTTGAGGACCGCGAGAAGGCCCGCGCCCTTGATGAGGCTTGCGCCATTGGCCGCATCGCTCCCACCGAGCGCGGCGACTACTGGCAGATCGTCGGCACGCTTGGCGAGGAAGGTGCCCACCGCATTTTCGCTGAGGGCAGAGTCCCGGTTGAGCGCGTGTCGTCTGACCAGGCCGTTGCCGAGGTCGCCCCGGCTGACGCCGCCGACGCCTTCGTGGCTCTGATGGACAAGGCTCTGGCTGACGGCCAGAGCGAGAACGACGCTTGGGCCCTCGCTGCTCAGGTCGCAGGATCCACGCTCTACATTGAGGAGAACTAGTCATGGCATCTTTCAACTCTGTACTGACCACCACACTTATCTCAGCCGCCGACTACTCCGCGACCCCTTACCGGCTCGTCTATGTATCCGCCGCTGACACCGTAACCCGATGCGCCGATGCATCGGTCCCGGCCCAGCGGCCTATCGGCATCCTCACGGACGAGGTTGGCTCTGCTTCGGGCGACCCCGTGTCCGTTCAAATGGGCGGAATCGCCAAGCTTGAAGCTGGGGCCGCCATCTCGGCTGGGGCCGCCGTCTGCACCGAGAGTGACGGAAAGGGTGTTGCGACGACTACCCCCGCTGATTTTTGCGTTGGCATCGCTTTAGAGGCGGCCTCGGGTGACGGAGTTATCTTCTCGGTCGCTATGCTCCCCCACACCTACACCGCTTAGTCTGGAGATTTTGAACCATGGCAAATCGCGCAAATCTCGGAGTAGACCGGATCCTTTCCCGGTACACGCTTCTTTTAAAAAATCGCCCCAACATGTTCGTGGCGGATCGGGCACTGCCCGCCACCGTCGTCAACCATCCCCGGGGCAAGTTCTACACTGTAGATCCTGGGATGAGCTACGCGGCCCCCGGCTATGGCCTGCTCCGCACCAGCGGGACAGACTTCCGCCGAATCACCACGGACGTGAGCCAGACCTCATTATTTGAGCTGAAAGAGTATGGCATCGAAGCCCCGGTCGACGACATCGACCGTGAGTTCGCTGGCTCGGATGCTCTGGACTTGCGCCAGGCGGCCACCGAGATCGCCTGGAATGCGGCCATGATTCAGCGCGAGCGCGACTTCGCGGCCTTGCTGTTCAACACGGGCACGTTCGCCGGGTACACTGCCGCCCTGGCTGGTGTTGCTCGGTGGGACAACGCGGCCTCTGCTCCAATGGATCAGGCGGACATCGCGGCCGAGTCGGTGCGCCAGCAGACGGGCGTCCCGCGCTCGGAGCTTTCGCTTCTGGTCGGCGCCAAGGTTTGGGAAGCTCTCCGCAAGAATGCGGCGCTGACTGAGTTCTATAAGTACGTCCAAGCGGGTGCTACCCACCTCGATGAGTCCACGGTCGCCTCGGCGCTCGGCATCAAGGAGATCATCGTGGGCAACGCCGTGGGCAACTCGGCAGTCGAGGGTGCTGCGAAGACCATGGCCAACCTCTGGGGCAAGTTCGCGCTCTTCTACCACAAGGTTGACGCCCCCAAGGCGCTCACCCCGCACGGTATCGGCGCGTGCTTCTCGATGGCAGGGCGTCAGCCCGGTCGCGTGGAGCGGTTCCGCGAGGAGCCCCGCTCTGAGATCATGCTGGTGAGCTGGCTTGAGGACCGCGTGGTCACGAGCCCGGCCGCTGGCTATCTCTTTGATACGGTCGTCAGCTAATGAAGGTTTGCGTTTGCGCAGGCCAAGCAGTCTTCTTTGACGGTGCCCTCCACCACGGGGGCGCCGTCATCGATCTGGCTGACGACGAGGTTGACAGCCTGATTGGGGCTGGTGCGGTCGAGGCCATCAAGGCCCCGAAGAAGAAGGCCCCGGCCAAGAAGGCTCCGGCCAAGAAGGCTGACTGATGAAGCTGATCGCCCGCTGCAAGATGTCTGTCGGTGGCGTCATCGTCGAGGCGGGCGACCGCTTTGAGTCGACGGACTACAGCGGCGCCAAGCTCATCGCCCGAGGTGCGGCCAAGGCTGCGCCGAAGGCATCGAAGAAGAAGGCCGAGGATAAGGCCAGCAAAGACTAGGGGCTCCCGTGGCATACAACGCCGACCTTGCCACTGCGACTTCAATGGCTCCCCAGCTCGGGACGCTATCGACCTCCACCACTCCGACCCTTGCCCAGGCTAACGTCGTTTGGGCTGGCGCCTACGATCAAGTCCGCGCGGCTCTACTCGCCAACGGCATCAGCACCACGGTCACGGCCGCAAGTGTGGCCGAGGGCTGGGCCCAGCGTGCGGAGATGTATCTGGCCTCGGGCCAGGTGCTGCTCGCCAAGGGCTCCATCGGTGCGGGGGCTGAGAGCACCGCCCCGGCGCTAATCAAGATCGGTGAGACCATGTTGGGCAGCTTGCCCGATATCCGACAGGTCCTGATCGACAACGGCGGCTCGGAAGATAAGGGCGGCTCAGACAGCCGCATGGGCTCGCACTGGACGCGGGCGAAAGATCCAAATTGGGACTCCACCCCCGGCGGGCCAGATGTGCCTTATGCCTCGGTCCCCATCTTTGATGACGCCTCGGACCTGTAGCTGTGGGCCTATCTAGCGACCGTGGCTCTGGGCTGGGCAATCTGTCCTCGGCCATGAGCCAGCAGCGCCGCGTTGGTGGCCAGCGTGGCTCGGCGCGCTTCACGCTCACGATGGAGCCGGACGCCCGCGACATCGACATGGCCTTCAGCAAGTGGGCCAACCTGATCGACGACTGGGGCCCCGCCTTCCACGATGTCGTTGAGCTGTTCCACAAGCACGAAAAGCGCCACTTCAGAACCTCAGGGCGGTCCACCGGACCGAAGTTCGTCAAGCTCTCCAAGTCCTATCGGATCTGGAAAAGCCGCGTCTACCCGGGCCGCCAGATATTGGTGCTTCGCGGGGCGCTCCGCACGGCGCTAATAAAAGGCGGCTCGGGTACTGATGGCATCGCGAAGATAACGAGTACCAGCCTGGTCGTGGGCCTCAAGAAGGGCACCAAGACGGCGACCTATGGCCGGGCTCACTCGCTCGGGGAGAGGATGCACAGCGGCGGGAACTTGCCGAAGCGCCCGCCCGTCCGATATGACCCCAGCGTCCACGTCGCCGGGCTCAAGGAGGCGGGAGCCAAGGGCGGCTTGGTGCCCCTGGGCACGGCCATCGCTCAGATCTTCCAGGTCTACATTGTCAAGGCTCGCAAGCAGGCCCAGGCGGACAAGCTATTCTCTGACCGGATGAACTGGCGCAGCAAGCGCCGGGGCGTCCTGGCCCTGCGGACTCGCTGATGGCGACTTTCACAGAGCGCGCAGTGGACGCCATGATGGCGATGTTGACGGACGGGTCCACCGGGCTCAACGCCTCCACGCTCCCGACACTCAGGACCGCCCTGAGCATCACCACGGCAGAGCTACCAGACATTCAAACCTTTGAGGCGTGGTACCACCGGGCGGAGCAGTCTAATGCCTTCCCCTACGCCTCGGTCGTGGTCGCTGGCACCACCGGAGAGCGCGAGGCCAACTCGCGCTTCTACACGGTGAGCTTTGACCTGGGCCTAGTCGTGCTTGATCAGGACATCGCGGGCAACGAAGTGGACGTGATGACCGCCGCGTGGCGCTATGGCGACGCCATCAAGACCCTCTTTCAACGTCGCGTGGGTGCGGGGTCTCAGGGCTGGACTCTGGGCAACGCCAGCGGCATTATCCGTGCTACGGTTACGGCTCAGCAGGTTGGGGCGGACCCCGGCCTGGCGGTGCCCAACGTCGCGCTACTCACCACCATCGAGGTCGTGACCTCCGAGGAGTATTAGAAATGACCGGACCAAAAGTTGACATTGGCAGGGACCTCGTGGCGTTTGTTGCCGCTCAGTCCGCCTACTCTTTGACCGACACCCCCGGCGAGAGCTACCCCGAGGCGGCGGACGCGATCCGAGTCATCGGCGGCAGTGCCGGCGGCACCGTCCCGGTTGCCCCCCGTGAGGATAAGTTCGGCACGGCCACCGCCGTCCCTGGCATCGAGCAGAAGCGGACGGCCGAGGGCTCGATGGAGGGCTACGTCATGCCTTCGGGCGTGCTGGTCAATCCCCCTGACATTGGCCCCGACCTCCTGGTCAAGGGTGGCTGGGTGTTGATTGACAATTCGGCGGTGAACCAGACTGTCTCCGGTGGCGGCTCGACAGCCGTCAAGGTGGACCTTGGGGCCTCCGCCGGATTCGCCGTTGGCCAGGGCGTCATCGTCGAGACCGGGAACGGGACGGGCTTCTATGAGGCTCGGAAGATTGTCGACGTGGACGACGGTGGTACCAACATTGTCGTGGCGCCCCCGCTGACCTTCAGCCCTGCGGCCTCCGCGACCGTCAAGGGCTGCATTTCCTACAAGCCCTCAGACACTCGGGACTCTGACGAAGATGCCCTGACGCTCTGGCTGCTGAACAACAACAGCGCCGACCGGATCTCAGGATGGTCGCCGACCTCCTACGAATTCACGATGGGCGGCGAGGATGCGGCCCGCTACACGGTCTCGGGCTCTGGTCAGCGACACGACAGGCTCTTTCAGACAGAGCTAGACGGGACGGTCCTCACGGGGGCCTCAAGTCTGGTGGTGGCAGACGCGCTAGCTTCTTCGGGCGATGCACTAAACACCTATTGGATGATCGAAGACGGTGGATCGACCGCCGCCGAGGCCGTCAAGGTGACTGGGATATCAGACCCAACCTGGACCGTGACCCGCGGGGCCGTTTCCGGCTACCCGAATCCCGGTTCGACCTGGGCCTCAGGCTCGACCATCCGACCATTCCGCCCCGTGGGCACTTACGCCGGGAGCCCCGTCCCATCGACTAGCGGCCAGATCGTACTATCTGAGGGCGGCTATGGTGGAGACGAGGCCCTCTCGCTTGAGTGTAACTCGGCCTCTCTTTCTTGCGGCTTCGGCGTTGCCCTTCGCGAGGATGTCCACGGCACGACCTACAAGTCGCAGGGCTACACGATGAACCAGCGCGAGGTCAGGATGACCCTCTCGGGCTGGACCTTCAAAGAGGGCAGCATGATCGCGGGTATGCAGGCGTTCAA